GGTGCCGGCTGTGGTGCTGTTGCTGTGGTTCAGCGTGCCACTGGTGACGGACAGGCCGCTGCCGGGTTGGATGATGCCCTTCGTGCTCGCGGAGGCATCCGGCAGGTCGGCGGGCACCAGCGCACGGAACGTCGGCGTTGCATCCACGCCGGTGGTTGGTCCCATCCATGCGCGGTTGGCCGCCTGCGTGTCGAGCCCCACCGTGATGCTGGCGGTGTAGGGGTCGGGGTAGGAAACCGAGAAGTTGAGCGGCGTGGTGTCCGCGAACGTCAGCAAGGAGCCGAGGCTGGCCTGCCGCACCCATGTGCTGCCGTCCCAGGTGTATTCGATCGCGGTGTTGGTGTTGATCCACTGCTGGCCGATGAACGCACCAGAGCCAGCCGGGACTGTGGCGGCCACCACTGCGGCGGAGTTGTTGGCCAGCTTGACGCCGGTGACGCTGCCCTCAAAGATCTTGCCGGTGGTGATGGCATTGCTCGCGATCTTGGCCTCTGTGATCGCGTTGTTGGCGATCGTCGCCGCAAAGGAACCGGTGCCGGAGCCCGTCACATCACCGGTCAGGGTGATCGTCTGGTCGCCGGTGTTGGTGCCGGAGCTGGTGCCCGAGAAGGTGCCGGAGAAAGTGCCGGACTGCGTGGCGAGCGTGCCAAGGCCAAGCGTGGCGCGCTGTGCTGCGGCGTCTGCGTCATCAAGCAGCGCACGGCCTGCTGCGGTGCAGCTGATCTCCTCCACGTTGCCAGCGCCGGCTGTGCTGCGGCCCAGTAGCACGTTGGTGCCGGTGGTGTTCTGCAGCTTGGCGTAGGTGACGGCATCATCCGCCAGTGCTGCCGTGCCGAGGCTGGTGACCTTGGCGGTGGTGACAGCACCATCCGCCAACTTGCCGGTGGTGACGGACAGATCCACCAGTGCCGGCGTGATCGCCCCGTAAGCGCCAGAGCGATAGACCTGCAGCTCGCCGGTGCTGCTGTTAAACCAGCCGCGGCCTTCGTAGTTGTCGGTGGTTGGTGCGCTGGCGCTGATCGACACCGAGCTGCTGTTCGCCAGCTTGGCGGCTGTGATCGCGTCATCAGCCAGCGCTGTGGTGCCGAGTTTGGTGGCACTGGCCTGGTCCAGCTTGGCCAGATCGATCGATGACGCATCAACCGAGATATCGGCGATCGGCAGCACGTCGGTGGCAGCCACCGATGCCTTGGGCAGCGCCGTCAGCTGGGTAATGCGTTGGTCTGCCAAGGCTCAGCCTCCAGGGGCACCACTGCTCAGGCCTATGTTAGTCGTCCGGTTCAGTCAGCAAGAAATCGAGCGACTGCTCCAGTTTGATCTTGTCGTCGTCTTCCTTCAGCACGTAGCCGGAAGCCTGACCGATCAGCAGCTTGATCTCGCCAGTGGTCACGAAATCGATGGTGCTGTTGATGATGTCGCCAGCGCGCACTTCAACGCCGGCCTTGGTGACCATTGCGGTGAACTCGTAGTAGACGTTCTGCACGGTCTCATCGTTTGATTTGTCCGTGAGGTAGAGCGCGCAGTCGAACTCGCTGCCGATGTCGAGACGGTTGATCAGCTGCAGCATCAGCAGCGGTGTCTCGGTGACGCCGGAGGTGGTGTAGTCGAAGGCGCAGCCGATCGTGCCGCTGCCGGACAGCAGGCCAGCGCTGTAGAGCTGCCGGAACCGATCGTTCAGGGTGGTGGTGTCGATCGCCTCGCGGTCTGTGGCCAGCGTGTAGTCGATGACGTTGCCGAGCACGTTGTAGGTCGTGTCCTTGATCGCAACGGTGACGGGCAAGGGATCGCCCGCGAAGGCAGCCAGCGTGAGCTCATTGGCGCGCACGTTGTTGACCGCATCGCTGAAGCCACGGAAGAAGCGCAGACCACCTGCTGCGTTCACGTTGACGTAGGCCGCGATAGCAGGGCGCTGCACGGCATCTGGCCAAGCGCTGGCGGCAAAGCACACAAGCCCGCGAGCGTCATCGGTGGTTATGTCCACCCGATCGCCGGTGATGAGATTGGCGCCGGCGCTGTCGAAACCCAGCCGGTTCAGCGTGAGGTTCACGTCGTCTGGGCTGATGGTGTCAACCAGCTGCCCCATCTGCAGCGAGCTGCCACGGCGAAGGCGGATGTTCCCCTTGGTACCAAGGAAGAAGGTCATGGGAGCACGACAGCGGCAAAGGTGGCACCCGTGATCACGCCACCAGCGATGAAGTCCCCATCGACCGTGAACTGGATCGGCACGGACACCAGCTCGCCAGTGCTGACGCCAACCTGAGCGGAGGTGATGTAGGCGTTGAACTCGATGTCGTCGGCTGCATCAGCGCCGACCTTGAGCTTCAGCCTGACGCGATCGCTTTCGGTGATGGCGCCGACCTTCTGGATCTTGCTGAGCAGTGCGGTGAACTCGGTGAAGGCAAACGACTCGAACGGCTCCAGCCGGTAGTAGAGCAGGGTGGCGCTGCCGCTGGCTGACTTCATGCCAGGCGTGAAGGTTGCAGCCGTGCTGTCGATCGCTGTGGTGCTGAGCAGCTCCACGCTGGTCTCGAGGGACCAGTCCCGGATCTTGGCCACCGGCTTTCCGGAGAGCTCCAGCTTGCCCGTGCGGCCTGTGTAGAAGCCCATGAACGGCGGCCCAGTCTGAAATCAGGCTAGCGAATAGTGAAGCCACTATCCGCGAAGGATGCGATCAGGCTCAAGGTCTGGCCATCCCGCTGAATGCACGGATGCTCGATGGCTTTCACCGAAACCTGTCCGTCCTCATCCATTTGCACCTCTGTTACACGGAAAACCCGCTTGCGCGTGATCGAGGTGCCGAGCACGAACAGGCGGCCGACATAGGGTTCCAGGGCTGCAGCGGTGCCGTTGGTGACGGTCACGCTGTCCACGCTCACCACCGCGCTGCCGGACTGGTAGACCAGCGCCTTCAGGCCGCTGCCGTTCGGCACCTGCCCGATCGGCGTGTTGAGCACACCGCCGGGCTCCACCACGCCGGTGCTCACCTGGTCCCACTGGTTCTCGCCGATTGCCACATAGATGTAGCTGCCGGGCTCCAGCACGCTGTCAGTCGGGAAGGTGGAGAACTCGATTGCTCGGCGGATGTGACGCCGCTGGTTGCAGAGCAGCTTGCCGAATAGGATCGCCTGGTTGCGGTTGGTGACGTACTGCGAGAGGTCGAAGGTCTGCCGCACACTGTTGGCCTCAATCGCATCGGCGCGGCTCACCTCCACGCTGCGGTTGCGCGGGAACACGCCTTCGATCTCGGTGTCGCGGTAGATCACCGAGGCGATCAGGTCCTGCACGCTGCTGCCGAAATCAAGGAACTCCTCGCGGTAGCTGTCCTCGAGGATGTTGCCTTGGTTGAACAGCGCCGAGATGGTCACCTGCCGGGTGATGTTGCCGTCGTCATCGCAGGGGATCGCAGGCACCAGCGTTTCGCGGCCACCCACGCGGCCAAGCTCGAGCAGTGAGAACGGCGCCACGTCCGCCCAGAACTGCCGCCACGGCACCTGCTCAGCGATCACGCCATCCATGAACAGCTGGTTCTGACGGCAGAAGCGCTTTGCCAGTGCCAGCGCCTGCAGATCGACGCCGCCGATCTTGGCGAAGCGGCCGATGCCGTTCTCGCCGTCGAGGATGGTGTCGAGGAAGATGTCGGGCGCGTAGCTGCTGGAGCCGTTAGGTTCTGCGGGGTAGGTGCCGTTATCCCGCAGGCGGCGCAGCTTCTTGCCCTCCAGCGTGAACACCGACAGCGAGCGCAGGTCTTGGATGCCTTGGCCGCTGTAGGCGTTGAAACCGAGCAGGCTGAGCCCGCGATAGAGGTTGGGGTAGTTGTCGAAGGTCTCAATGCGCTGCTCGGTGACAGCGCTAATGGAGAACTCAGGACCACCTTCAAAGCTGAAACTGGTCTGCGTGTCCGATCGCATGGAGAACAGCCCCCACTCATCCACCTCGTAGGGGTTGACGTTGATCGGCGGCTTCAGGCCTTGACGTTCGCGGACGCTGCCTAGGAAGGTGAACTGCCCGCCAGCAGGTCCGGGGATGATGTTCACGTCGCCGCTGTTCTCGATGTAGGCGAAATCAGCGAAGCCGTGAAACTGCATCTCAGCGGCAGGCTCAGCGATCGGATCGAAACGGAACTGCCAGTTGCCGATGTTGTCGCCCGCGATGAACTTCAGTGACATGAAGTTGTCC